TAAGTATCTTGTAAATTGTGAAGGTATTATCTTAGATGGTTGTACTTCATTACAGAATACAGCAGATGCTATTATTGGAGTTGATAAGAATCAATTCAACTTCTCTAATATGACTAAGTTGAAGAAATTCCATGCTTAGAATTGTAGTGGTCTTACAGGTACTATAGATTTAACTATGTGTACTGGAATACTTAGTGTAGATTGTAGCGGTACTACTATTAATGTAAGTGTTCCGCAGAATGCTCCATTAACTAAGTATGAAGTTGGTACTCCTACAGAGATTAGTCTTATTAATCCTACAGTACTTGCTCCTGCTGGAGTTGTTGTTGATAATTTTGCTAATCTTAATTCATTAGATCTTATAAACATACCTAATAATAAATCATTTAGTATGTTTGACAAGATAATATAGAATTATGTTATTGGTGGATATATTCGAAGAGGTTTACGTATAAATTCTGAAGCCACTCCTACAAGTTCATCAGCTTTATATTATACAGATTCGGATAGTTTTTATGTAACTTCTTTAATTCCTGTAAGTGGAGGAGAATCAATTACTTTGACCGGAACTGGTAGATTACTTGAACTTAATTCTTCTTAGACGTATGTAGATCATTGGTCTATTAACGGTAATAGAAGCGTTTAGTTAGGAAACAGTACTAGATATATAATCTACGGAAATAATAACGGATATGATAATGTAACTATCACAGATGATTATGACAATTCTGTAATATTTAAATACGAAGCCTGATCATGACACATTTAAGAATATAGCAAAGTGACAGCGCTATTGAGCAAGTCAGTAGTGCTGTCATAGCTAAACTCTATGAGTTAGCTACTAGTGGGGATTTAGATTAGACTAGTGATCTGTAGGGGAGACTGCATACAACAGCTACGTATTAGGAGTATATAGATGCAATAAGAGCTGAATATTCTGAATTGTATATTAGTGCAGATAAATATTATGTAAAGTTCAATGACCCTGCATTTCAAAAGGCTTGTGCTTAGTTATATGGAGATGGTGTTGGAATGACAATGGCTGATTTTTAGGCTGTTACTAGTGAGGAACCATTTCAGGCATTTAATGGAAATACTGAAATTACTGATATGACAGAATTTAAATATTTTACGAATGTTAGTATTTCTAATGACCTTTGGCATACTGATTATTTATTGTTTGGGTTAACTAATTTAGAAAAGGTAGATTTGCCTGATCATATTACAAATATTCCATCTGTCGTCAGAGGTAATAATAATCTTGGATTCAAAGGAATTCTCTCGGAATGTCCTAATTTAGTAAATGTACATTATCCAAATAATGTTACTAATATATCTTTTGGTGAAACCCCTAGTATATTAGATCTTAGAAATACAAAGATATGGGGCTTTTCAGACAGCGGAAATTCAAAAGTAACAGAAATATATTTACCTAGTACAATGACTAATCTTGGTAGTAGAGCATTTTTTGATTGTAACAATCTAAAAAAAGTAGTAGTGTCAGAGGGATAGTCTTCATTTATTGTGAGCGTTGACACACACTCTGGAATGATTTATGGTACATCAGATTGTATTGTTGACCTTCCGTCAAATACTACTCAATTAGCATAGGCAATGTTTAGATATTTTACATCAGGACATCCACCAACATTTATACTTAGAGCCACGACTCCTCCAATAGCTATAGATGATAATAATGATTAGGTAACTGGAGCTATGAATAATTCTGATCAAATAGATTTATATGTACCAGACGCTTCTATATCTGCATATCAATCCAATACATTATATTCTAGTTTTAAACATATATATGGATTGAGTTAGTTACCATCAGATTATAGTCCTGTACCAGCATCAGATAATAATTCTTCATCTTAAAAAAATAATAGCTTATGACACATTTAAGAATAGAATAGAATAATATATAGGAGAATGTGAGTAGTGCTGTTATTGAGAAATTGTATAATATCTGTTATAACGACACATTGGATAATATTAGTAATCTTGCTGGATTATTACATACAGATATCACATATAGGGCATATACCACGTATCTGATGACAATGTTTCCAGAGCTTACTATTACAGCAGATGCGTATGCTATTCCGTTTGAAGATCCTAACATGGTTACTTATTTGAATTCTATAGGTGTTGGATCTAATGGAATGATTACTGAAGCTTAGGCAGCAGCTGCTACAATAGTTGCCAACTCTGCTAATACTACTGTAACTAAGTTTAATGAACTCAGATATTTTACTAATATTACTGGTAGTAGGGGAGGCTTTACAGCGATGAGTGACGGGTTCGCAAAATTTGCAAATTGGACTGCCTTAGAAGAAGTTGATATAAGTAATTACACAACCATAGGACATAACAATTCTGCTGCATACGGAGACACGTTTACAGGTTGTACTTCATTAAGGACTGTTACTGCAAGTTCTAATTTATCTGCTATAGGACATTCTGCTTTTAGTGGATGTACTAATTTAGAAAATATTACAGGATTGAGTGGTACTATATAGCTTGCAAGCGCAGGCAGTTTTTATAATTGTTCAAAATTAACGGACAGCTCATTTCAAAATGTAACATTTGATATATCAAATGCTAATAGTTGTTTTTATAGATGTTCTTTACTTACTACTTTAAACATTGCTGCAAATACTACTAGAATACCGGATCAAGCATTTTATGGTTGTACAAATTTAAGGACAGTAAATGGGATAGATTTTTCAAATTTATCATATATAGGACACATGTGTCTTACAGGTAGTAATGTAAAATTATCAGGAGATATTACTACTAGTAGTACTATTATTGGAAGAGATTCTCTTGAGGGTCAAACTCAAATTACCAGTCTTACACTTACAGCAAATTCGGTATAGTTATATAACTATGCATTGAATAATTGTTCAGGGATTACTTAGATTGTAGGTAGTAATAAAATTACTCATATAGGAGAAGGCTCCTTTAATGGTTGTAGTAATTTGACATATCTTGATCTAAGTGGATTAACTGGGCGTGTGAGTGGACGTGTTTATGGAGCTGAATAGGGAGGAATGGGTAAAGTATTTGCATAGTGTACAAATTTGAGAAAAGTAATAATAGGACATTTAGATTATATAGGTGCTAATACTTATCGTAGTGATGCAGGTACATTTTATAATTGTCAGTCTCTCGAAGTAATAGATATAGGTTCTATGGATAATATATATGCTGAAAGAAACTCTATTTGCGCTAATTGTACTTCTTTGAGTACATTTATTTTAAGATGCAATACACCTCCTACAATAAATATCGGAAATGAGGTTAGTGACGTACAATATGCTATATTTGGAGGATATAATTGCAATGTATATGTTCCAGATGCTGCTGTAAATGATTATAAAGCAGCATCCGGGTGGTCAAGTTTTGCTTCACATATTTATCCTTTAAGTGATTATATAGATCCAACTGCTTAAATATAATATATAACAGAACCCTAACTGTATAAAATAGGGATACACAGAATGGTTAATGTGGGTTCGATTCCCGCCTGTGTACATATTCACCGTTAGACCGAAGGTCTAATGTTTTAGTCGACGACAGTCGACGAATTACTAACGAATTTTATTTACTAACTTAAAAACAAATTAACTATGGAAAGTTCTAAAATCATGATGTTCCCTGAGATGGGAAGTAATAACATTGATCCAAACCTGCTTTTGGCTCTTAACAACAATGGTGGTTTTGGTGGTAATAACTGGATATGGATCCTGTTCCTCTGGATGATCTGGGGATGGGGAGGTAACGGTTGGGGTGGAAACGGTAACAACAGTTTCCTGTCTAACCAGATTGCAAACGATTCAGGTCGTGAGCTCCTTATGAATGCTATCCAGGGTAATGGTAATGCTATTCGTGATCTTGCTAATCTGCTTAACACAGAAGTTAGCACTGTACAGAATGGTATCTTTACTTTGAACAATGCTATTACATCCGTAGGTACTCAGGTGGGTATGAGTGGTTTGCAGATATAGAACGCTATCCAGAGTGGTAATGCTGCTATCGCTAGTCAGATTTGTCAGTGCTGCTGCGAGAATCGTTTGGCTATTGCTAACCAAACTAATACTCTGCAGGCACAAGCTGCTGCTAATCAGGCTGCCGACCAGCTGGCTGTATGTCAGTAGACAAATACACTGAGCAACCAAGCTGAACGCAATACACGCGATATAGTAGACGCCATTCAGAGCCAGAGTGTAATGATCAACGATAAGTTCTGTGACCTCGAAAAGAGAGAGCTGCAGGATAAGATCAACGCTTTGACAGCTGATAATGCTCTGTTACGTTCTAATGCAGATAACGCTGCTCAGACCGCATTCATTAACGAGAAGTTCAATACTGTTGCTACTGAGCTTGCTGCTATTAAAGCATCACAGCCTAACACTGTTCCTGTACAATGGCCACAGTTAACCGCAGTTAACACAACTCCATACATGGGTAGTTGGTATGGTGGCTTTGGAAACGGGTTTTTTGGTAACAATGTTTCATTTTAATAGAGAGTAATTATGGGGGGCTTTAACGTAACTACTAACGTAAATGGAGTTCCTTATTTAAGTACATCTAACATAACTGTAACAGATACTGCTGTAGACTTCGCTTTAGGCTTCAGACGTATCGCCCCAGTTGGTTATTTTACTGTACGTATTAAAGATGCTATTCCTGAAGGTACTACAGGTACATTACCTGTTAATATCACTTTGAATGGTACTTCACGTGCACTTACTTTCTTTAATGGAACCCCTGTAACAGCTGCCGACATAACAGGCACTGGAGTGATTACTGTCTTTAATGACAGATTTAATGGCATATTGCAGATTACATCTGCTTTAGCAGCTTAATATTAACATTTAAATTTATTGAACTATGGTAATGATAGAAATGCGTGAAGCTGCTCAAGAGAAGGCATTCGACCTTGTCGATGAGCTTCATGATCTAGGACATCAGAAAAAGATGATTCTGTGTGAGCTTGAAGATACATTATATGACTGCTTTGAGACTCCAAAAGACGAAGAAGATATTGAAGGAACAGATGAGGGTACAGACCTCGGTTTCAAAGGTTCTTATCGTCACGCCATGCGTAATTTCAATGATGAAGACGAGGATATGAAAATGAGACATATGTATCGTCGTAGTAATAGAATGCGTATGCGTAGAAACAGAATGGGTAGATATGTATGATATTTGTACACCTGGGGGCTACGGCCCCTGGGGATGTACAATAAATTATTAATATTATGTTTTCAGGATTAAGACAAGGTGCAGCTCTTTATGTATTAGATAAGAGCAAAGAACCTAAAGTTATTCAAGGGTTTGTTGAACGTATAAGCGCTCCTCACCCGTTATATCCTAACTACAACCCATCTGTAAGCTTTGGAGCTAATCTTCAGACAGCAGTAGATGTAACGGTGAAGTTAGGTGATGATAGGAAAGAATTTGTTGGTGTACCATGTACAGCTACAATTCATTCTTATGGAGACTACGTACTTAGTGAATCTAAGGATAGTATGATTTAGGAGGTCACATCAATGCTAGAGAATAGTAAAAGTATTATAGCAAATGTTGAGCAACATAAATCAAACATATCAGCTTGTGAAAAGATACTTAAAGAGTTGAATCCAATATACGCTAAAGAACAAGAAAGAGATGAAGCTATAGACAATATCTCTGGACGCATGGATCGTATAGAGGGCATTCTTGCTAGACTTGAGAACAAGCTAAGTACACAAGTATGATCGCACAGTATATAAAATTAGGAAACAAAGGCTGGAATGTGCTAGTGTACTATGGGGTACATAAAGAAGACTTTATAGAAGTGTAGGATGCCCTTAAACAACTTGGGTGCTCTCATAGAGATATACGTAGATCTTTGAAAGTATTAACAAAAGAGAATACTGGATTTACATTCAGTAACTCAGATTACAAGATGAGTATTATATGCGTAGGCCCTTCTTCCGATATAAGTCAGTTTGTAAATACCGCAATACACGAAGCAAAACATGTCTAGTCTCATATATGTTCATACTACGATATCCCAGAGGACAGCGAGGATGCCGCGTATCTAATCGGGTATCTAGTGCAGAGAATGTACAAAATGTTCTCTAAGATTATAAAATAGTATGTTTGATATAAAAGGAGACAAAATATCTCTCAACACTAACGACTTGGCAATACCTCCGTTTAAAGATCATTACAACAATGCGAAGGACAAGTCGTTAGCGTTGAAGGAGATAGAATATGTAGTTTGGCTACACAAGTGGAATACCCCATACGAAGCGTATCCGCTTGAGACAAGAGCGTCTACTGTAGCTAAGGACATATTTGGAGATGAGAAATATATACCCACCGAAGAAGTTAAAGTGCTAGAGAAACGGTTCCTAGAGTTTCAAGAAACACCTGGTACTAGGTTACTCTCAGCATCACAAACAGCTGCAGAAGGCCTTATAGCTGCCTTAAATGATTATTCTACAGGAGCTATGGATATAGACACTGCTATAAAGGTTACACGCATATTAAAGGATGTAGGTAATATTGTTAAGTCATTAGATATAGCTATGAAACAAGCTAAGGCTGAACAATTAGATTCCGGTAGAGTAAAAGGTGGCGGTATAATTGGAAGATATGAAATACCTAGGTAAATTATACAAATTATAAAATATGAATAATATTAATACGATATTTTATTATGCTGATTCACTAACCTTTAGTGATTACATAACAATGTTGCAGAGTGGTGAGATTACCTATAGAACTATAGTATTCGCTACTGCTCAGAAAGCAATATATAAAGGTGGTGTATAGTATGGAGTAACTGATCTTGAAGATCTTAAGAAACAGCTCAAGGATCTTCTTGATGGTCAGGAAATCATTCAGAAAATCGAAAATATTGTCAACAATCACTTTGATCTTGATCCTCAGGATCTTCCTACCGCTAGTAAAACAAAGAAAGGTTGTATTAAGGTAGGTACTGGACTTCAGATGAGTGGTGATACAATGAGCGTTGATTTCAGCAACATGAACAACGGTGTTGATGGAATCAATGGTCTTGATGGTCTTGTTGAACAGATTATTAAAACTGACGCTAGCGCGAGAGCTTCTAAGTCTGCATATGGTGTTGTTAGAGTTGGTGATGGTATTGACGTAACAAATGGTATTATTAGCGTTAGCCTTACGAAAGGCGATAAGGGTGACAAAGGTGATACTGGTGCAAAAGGTGATAAGGGTGATACAGGAGATAGAGGTCCTGCAGGTCCTTCTTATGATGATAGCGAACTTCGTAATCTTATAAACGGAAATATCAGCAGATTGCAGGGACTTATTGATCAATTTGATCAAAAAGTTCAGGATCAGGTAGAAGAGATGCTTGATGATGTAGACTGGATGCGCGAAAACTGGCCATCTGGATCTGGAAGCACATCTAACTTTGGTCAGCAAGATGTAGAGTCATACCTTCAGACAATCGGTGTATGGGAAGAGAATGAGGCTCATACTAAACTCAACGCAAAATGGAGTAAAATAACTCAAGATGTAAGTAACATTACAGCAAGAGTATCTGCACTTGAACTTAATAGTGGTTCTGGCGGTACTTCTTCTGGTTCTGCACTTACAGCTGAACAGATTTTATAGATCGAAAAGATAGACGACCTTGAGACAGCTGTTGCAGGTCTTAGTACTAGTTACGCTAGTTTTGAACTAGATGAAAATAAACAACTTGAGATTATAAGATGGTTGTCTTCCGCTCTAAACTTGTACACTAATGCTAATGCTACGTGGACAGATCTTGCTAGTGCAGCTCATGATACGTCTGTAGGTCTTAGCGCAATCAGTGACCTTAATACCAGAGTAACTACCCTTCGTTCTGATCTTGATACTTTGCAAACTGAAGGTCTCGAAGCTAGTGCAAACTTATCTACGCTTGTACAAAGTGCAATTGATGATGCCATTGCTACTTCTGGTTTTGTATCTACATCTGCATTAAATACAGCTCTTGCAGAATATACAACAACTGCAGGTATGTATGCATATGTTGGTGATCAGGTTGGTCCTGTAAACACAAAAGCTACTAATGCTCTTGCTGGCCTTGAGGCTTGTGCTAAGAAAGTAAATGGTAAACTTGAAAGTAGCGTAAACGTTTGGGGTGATCAGATTTCATTATCATCAGGTCATAAACTTACTATTTCATCTGCTGATGAAATTGCAATTGCTGCCGCCACGCTAAATGCTATTCTTGATAGCGCAACTATTAAGGCAAATAAAGTTAACTGGAATGTCAGTGGGTATACTATAGATGCCGATAAGATTGTATTAAGCGCAAATCACAAACTGGCAATATCTTCTGCAAACCAGCTAGATATTAGTGCTGCTACATTGAATGCAATACTTGGAGATGCTACTATTAGTGCAGATAATATTGATTTTACTGCAAATAATTTCTCAATTGATGCAAGCAAGATAAACTTTACTGGAAATGTTCTTATAAATCGTGTTATCGATGGGCTTACTGCAAATGGTGTCGAAATCACAGATAATGCAATACTACTCGGTGACGGATCGTTCACATATAGAAAGAATACGAATAGAGTTGTTATAAGTGGTGGTTTCGATTGTCAAGGCGATATATTGCTGAACAGCGCATTGAAAATATATAATCCGTATAATGAACTTAAAGCAACGCTCGCTTTGGATTCAAACGAAGACCTTATAATTTCTACAAATGATAATAAGGATGTAGCAATCCAAGCTTTCTTATATGGAAACGATGCAGAGTTTGATAATATTTCTTTAAGAGAAGATCTTGATGTACTTGGAAATATTTCTGTAACAGGTGTTATATCTGGACAACATTCAGGAAACGTATCTACAAGATCTATACGCGTTAAAGATTTCAACGGAGGAAGTGAATATGGTACTATAACATATGAAACCTCTCCAGATCATGCGATAACATTTGATAGTTTGCTTGATGCTCCAGAGGCGTCATTTGATCAGGATCTTTCAGTTGGTGGTACTATCTACTGTCATAACGGCGTGAACACAAGTTCTGATGAACGTATAAAGGAAAATATCGTAGAGCTTAATCCTAACATTGAGGATATTGCAAATACCAGAATTGTTACGTTTAACTTTAAAGACAACGAAGAAAAGAAACTTGGTACTATTGCACAGGATTGGCAAACAATTTTCCCAGAAGCTGTTAAGGACAAAGATGACATATTGACGCTTGATTATGATGCAATATCTATCGCTTCTGCAGTAACTGCTGCTAGAGAGATTGTAGAACTCAAGAAGAAGAATGCCGAGCTTGAAGCTAGACTTGCTGCTCTTGAAGCTAAATTAGGTTGATTATGAAACGTAAAACCAACATTCGTACAAAAGACAGTGCTGGTATTAACATAAACCCGCAAATAGAGTGTGGCCCTTTTAAGGGCTACATCTCTGGCGAGTTACTTGATGCTAATGCAGTTTCAGCACTGATTGATCAGAAGATCAATGTAGTTATAGGCGGCGCTACTACAGCAGGAGATACCCTTAAAGAGATTGAGGATAAGATAGATGCTCTTGCAATGAGCCAGATTACCAATGATGCTGGTTATGTGCAGCAGGATGCTAATGGTCAGCTGAAGGTTAATGAAACAAATATAACTAATACAATTAATAAGATTATTGTTTCAAATCAGCCGTTCCCAAGCACATGGCCTATAGACAATCAGCATAGTTTGAGTGATCTTATTGCTGCCATTGACGCAGATGACGATGCTGTAAAAGGTAAGGTATATCTTTCTACAGTACACTATACAGATCTTCCTGCTAGCATGGCTGATGCTGAGCTTAAGGTAGAGATTATGGATGATCGTTATGCACACAAGATTGCTGTATTCTCTATTACTAGTGCTAATGTATCTCCTTATAACTGGCACGCTACAATGTGGAGTGGTGACCTGACAACATGGCATTCATACGCTCTTGTAGATGACTCAAGTTCTGAACCATCACAGGAGGAGTTACTCTAAATATAATTAATAATGGTAGACTTTAATAAGAAAATACTTAACAGTGATAAATTTCGCCAGGCTGCTATATTCTTCAAAGAGCACGGTGTATATACACTAGCCCCAAGAGGAACAACAGACTATAATACTTATTGGGACAGAGAGACAGATAGATGCCTCAACGGATATGTAGCAGAGGATGGTGATGCTATTACAGGATACCATTATTTCTATTTAAACTACTGTCCTATTATGAAACTGGTGGAAGAGGAATATACAGACCGCTATGGACAACAGCGTACTAAGCGTAGTCGTATATTTGAGTTCCCCAGTTTCTGGGATGGTGATTATTATTATTTTAATGCGATAGAAGAAGCGGAAACAGAAGGTAAACACATGGCAGTCCTTAAATGCAGACAGAGAGGTTATAGCTTTAAGGGGGCTAGCATGTTAGTTAGAAACTACGAACTTATACCCGGATCAAAGAATTTCGCTGTAGCGTCTGAGCAGAAGTTTCTTGTAGGAGATGGAATCCTTACCAAAGCCTGGCAGATTATGGACTTTGTAGACAAGAATACTGACTGGTCAAAACAAAGACTCACAGCAACTCGAATGGAGAGAGTTTCAGGTTTCAAGGTAAAAGATGAGTTTGGTAAAGAAACAGAACAAGGTTACTTATCGGCTATTACTGGTATTACCTTGAAGAATGACCCCGAACGTCTTCGTGGTACTCGTGGTAAACTAGTACTATTCGAGGAGGGTGGTAAATTTCCTGGTTTATTGACAGCTTGGTAGATTGAACGTCCTGCTGTAGAAACTGACGATGGTGTTGCTTTCGGTTTACTTATAGCATTTGGTACAGGTGGTACAGAAGGAGATGCGTTTGATGGACTTAAGGATTTATTCTATAAGCCAGACGCATATAATGTACTCGGTTTTCCTAACATATGGGACGATAATGCAGAAGGTACTAAATGTGGTTTCTTCTCTCCTTCATACTGGAACCTAGAAAGTATTGATGGTAAGTATATGGATCAATACGGTAACAGTAACAAGGACTTAGCTATTGAAAGACTTTTATTTGAAAGAAATAAAGTACGCGAAGGAGGTGCTTCTTAGGAAGCTATAGATAGATTTATATCTGAGCGTCCTATGAAACCGGCAGAAGCGTGCTTAGAATTGGGAAAGAATATATTCCCTAAAAAGCTTTTAATGGACTAGTTAACTAGGATAAGAACTAACACTAAGCTTTAGAATATGAAGCATATAGTCGACCTTACTTGGGACAATGGTCAAGTAAAAGCTATAGAAAAGAAGTCTGGTGATATAACAAAATACCCATTAAAGAAAGATGACAAACCAGGAGGATCAGTAGTCATCTGGGAGTACCCAGTCACAGACGCCCCATTCGGATTATACATTGGCGGTTGTGACCCGTATGATCATGACGAGTCGTTCACTAACTCGCTCGGATCGACGTTCATTTTTAAACGGGTTAGAGCAGGAGAAGCTTGGAACGATGTGATTGTAGCGGAGTACACGGGTCGCCCAGATACAGCAGAAGAGTATTATGAGAATGTGAGAAAACTTCTCACGTTCTATAATGCTAGGCTGTTATTCGAGAATGAGCGTAAGGGTATATATCCGTACTTTACAAATAAGCATTGCGACTATTTGTTAGCGGATTAGCCGGATAAGATTATTACGGAGATCTTTAAAGATAGTAAAGTGCAGCGCCGTAAAGGCTGCCATATGACAAAATAGATTAGGGCATACGGAGAAGGATTGATACTCGAATGGCTTATGGAAGAATATGAACCAGGCCACCCTAATCTAGAAAGAATATACAGTGAGCCACTCCTAGAAGAGCTAATATAGACAGACGGTGTAAAGAACGTAGACCGTGTGATAGCTCTATGTATGACAATGATATACAGAGAAGAACTATACTAGGTAAAGGTGGCAGCTGCAAAGGAACAAAACAAACAGGTTGAACTCTTCGAGCTACCCCTATTCAGCGAACGTTACTGGAGTGATGGGGAATAGTCACAAGACGATATACCACTATTTAGTTTTTAAATATGAACGACTTAAGAATAGTAAAAGGAAATACGTTCGAGACTATAGTAGAGGTTAAGGCATATAGATATTCAGGTGATTTAATCGGCGACTTCGAACTTAGTAAATGCCAAGATATAAAAGTCGTAGCACACAATGAAAATTCATCTACTAATATCACCAACTTCAAAATAGTAGATGGCAATAAATTATCCATATGCTGGGGAAAGTCTCTGCATTTAGGAAAATACTCTCTAGAAGTAACGGGTACGCTCGGTAATGATTCTTGGAGGTTCTACGATAAAACCCCTATATTTACTATAGTAAATACAAACGCATCTGCAAATATTCCACAGCAGTCTATAATATCTGACGGATGTTATGCTGTAGATAAATAGAAGATATACATACTCTGTGAAAAAGGAGATAGAGGACCGGCTGGTCCAGCTGGACCTACAGGATCTAAAGGAGAGCCAGGAGAGAAAGGTGAAAAGGGAGATACTGGCCCATAGGGAGAGAAAGGCGATCGTGGAGATAAAGGTTTGGACGGAGCAACAGGACCCCAAGGCCCGTAGGGTGAAAGAGGTTTATAGGGACCTCAAGGACCAGTAGGTCCACAAGGACCACAGGGTCCAAAAGGAGACCCTGGAACTAATGGTCAACCTGGAGCCACAGGACCACAGGGCCCACAAGGATTACAAGGACCTGCTGGACGTGATGGAACAAATGGACAGAATGGTATAACTCCGCATATAGATTCAACTACTGGTAATTGGTTTATAGGTGATACAAATACTGGTGTGCATGCACAAGGTCCCCAAGGGGAGACAGGTAGTACTGGTAATCTTGCAACAGTTGCTACTACAGGTAGTTATACAGATCTTATTAATACGCCTACAATACCAGCAGTACCAACAAACATAAGTTCATTCACCAACGATGCTGGTTATCTTACGTCACATTAGAGTTTAAGTGGATATGCAACAGAGCAGTGGGTTGGGCAACAAGGATTTCTAACATCACATTAGTCGTTGTCTGATTATGCATTAAAGAGTGAACTGTTCTCTGGTAGTTATACTGATTTGACGAATACTCCAACTATCCCCACCGTACCTACAAACGTTGGTGATTTTACAAACGACGCCGGATATATTACATCTAGTGATCTTCCATCTAATCATGTAACCACAGATACAGCATAGACAATATCTGGAGATAAGACACTCTCTGGCACTACTACATTTTCTAATGCAAATAGAAATAACGTGGTATTTACTGGTACTAATCCGATAAAACTAAAATCTCCAAACAATTCTACAACCGGGTTTACGTTTTTCAATTCTGGCGATACAGAAAAAGGATACGTACAATACAATTAGACGCGTAATGCTATGTTCTTTGGAAAATGGCACAGTGATGCTAAGACTGGTTTCTTGAATGAATCCTCATCAAATACTACAGAAGAAATATATATACCAAACACTGGTGTTACTGGCGTATGGTATATACCTATATAGATAACAGACGGAACTACTACAGTAACTGCATCATCAAACGGTACAGTGAACATATCGTCTTTGATACCAGCTTCTAATAATACCTATGCTAGTATATGGACTGGTACGTAGGTTCAATATGATGCACTTGCTCCAGATTATGATGCTAACACTATATACATTATATCATGACAAGTACAGAATTAAGTAATGCATCTAAAGTGATGCTAGGTAGTACAGAAGCTTCAGCTATGTATATAGGTAGTACATTGATATGGCAATAGCAACAAATGTCATACGATTGTTAGATAGAATATTTGGAAAGTAGCGGTACCTAGCATATAATTACAAATTTATACGGAGATAACACGGTTGAGTTCGAAGCAAAATTTAATATTACAAACTTCGCATCTTATGAAGATAGTAACTCCGGTACAATTTTTGGCGCAAGGCAAGCTTATAATAGCAATGGGGTGCAACTTGGAACGTATAACAGAGGAACTATACAATATGCAGGATCTCTTAATAGCTTTAGAACATTGCAAAGTTTAAATACAGATTATATTGTTAGTATGTCATCCAACAATATATACGTGGATAATACTCTAAAAATGTCTATTGCGTCTTATTCTACATTTAGAACTCCGTGCCCGATTGCATTATTTGCGTTAAACTAGAATAATAATATTACAGAGCATTTTATAGGAAAGATTTATTATATAAAATTATATAATAAATCAACTTCAGAATTAATAGCTGATTTTATTCCAGTTAGAGTAGGACAAGTAGGTTATATGTATGATAAAATAAGTGGTGAGCTATTCGGAAACAACGGAACCGGAAACTTTACACTAGGACCTGATAAACAATAAAAGATATGGTTAGAGTAGAAGATAATTTATACAACTCAAGCTTCCCTCAACAGAAGCTGCCCTTAAGAAAGAAGACAGAAGAGTGGCAGCATGGTTGTGTAGACTACATCATAGGTGAGGGTAACGTCGTGTCTGGAGGTATGTCTAAGACACGTTTCGGAGAGATACAGACCTACTATAACCTTTATAATTCAATATTCGATGAAAAGGACTTTAAGCGAATTACAAACCCGTTTAAAGTTGAAGACGGGTTTCCCGCAACACCTCAAGATTTTAATATAATCAGGCCTAAGGTGGACCTCCTTATAGGTGAAGAGACAAAGAGGCCAATGAACTTCAGGGTTGTGAGAACATCGCAAGAAGCTGCTTCAGAGCTTATGGATCAAGAGAAGGAAATGCTCATGCAATATATAATGGGCTAGATTACTTCTAGGATGAGTGAAGAAGAAGCTGCATAGTTCTAGCAGTAGTTATAGTCTGGAGAGGTAATGCCCCCAGAGGCTATTGCTAAGTATATGTCGAAGGATTATAAAGACGTTGTAGAGAATACCGCATACCACACTCTCACATACTTGAGAGAAAAACTTAACTTAGACAATGAATTTATTAAAGGCTGGAAAGACGCTCTTATTGCAGGTACTGAGATATACTACGTTGGGGTTCTTAATGATGAGCCTTATCTCGAGCGTGTAAATCCAATGTTCTTTGCATACGATCAGTCACCGGACTTGGAGTTCATAGAAGATGCTTCATGGTGCTGCAGACGTATGCGTATGCCAGTAGCAGAGATATATGATAGATATTATGATAAGCTTACAGAGAAAGATCTGAATAAGCTTAATGAGATGCTTACTGGTAGACCATCAAATGACATGGGTGATAAAGACCCAGTTGATAACTTTGGTGGTATCAAAATGCATATCTATGATAATCCTCTGTTTGATCAGAAGACTAGACATAGTATTAATGTATGGCACTGCTGTTGGAAGTCTTTTAAGAAGATATACTATGTTACGTATATGGATGAGTCTGGTACTCCACAGGTTGAGATAGCAGACGAGTCTTATAAGAAGACAGGAGACGAAATAGAAGTAACAGCAGACTGGATTATAGAAGTATGGGAAGGCTATAGAGCTGGTTCTGATTTATACTTTGGTATACAACCATTAGAGTACCAGCACGTAAGCCTCGATAACCCTAACAGCCAGAAACTCCCATACACAGGAGCTATTTATAGTAATACTAACAGTAAGCCTAGGAGCCTTGTAAGTATCCTCAAACCTTTACAGTATATGTATATTGTACTATGGTATAGACTTGAGCTAGCTATAGCAAGAGATAAGGGTAAGGTTGTTAATATGGATATTACTTAGATTCCTAAGTCTATGAATATTACGCCTGATAGGTGGATGCATTACTTGTCTTCAGTAGGTGTTAACTTTATTAATCCGTATGAAGAAGGTTGGAATGTACCAGGTAGAGAAGGCGGAAAGCCTGCTACGTTTAATCAAATCACTTCTCTCGATCTTACGATGTCGAATGTAATAGCTGAATATATTCAGTTGATGGACAAGATCGAGATGTTAGCTGGTACAATATCTGGTATTACAGAACAGAGAGAAGGCGCAATTTCATCTAATGAACTTGTAGGAAATGTAGAGAGATCTGTTGTACAGTCATCTCACATTACCGAGCCTTTATTTTGGGTGCATAATCAATGTAAGAAACATGCACTCAATATGCTATTAGACACCGCTAAGGGTGCCTGGTCATAGACAGGTAAGAGCAAGCTTAGTTATATCTTCGATAATGGAGAACGTGCTTATATTGATATACAAGATAAGTTCTTCTATGAGGATATGGATGTGTTTGTAAGCGACACTTCTAAAGACATGGAGAACATTTAGAAGTTGCAGCAGCTTATTCAGCCGGCTATGCAGAATGGAGCCAGCCTCTTAGAGGCCGCTGAGGTACTTACAAATGACAACTTCAACATCATTAAGCAGAAGCTTAAGGAGATGCAAGAGCGTCAGGAGCAGGCTATGCAGCAACAGCAAGAAGCTGAGCGTGAGCAGGCTGTACAGTTACAGCAGATGCAGAATGAACAGCAACAGCAACAGCTTATGCTTGAGGAAGCTAAAATGGAGCTTGAGCGTTATCGTATTGACGCAGATAATCAGACTAAGATTGCAGTGGCTGAGATTAGCGCATATCGTGGTACAGAAGAGAAGGATGCTAATAATAATGGTATACCTGATCCTATGGAGATAGCTAAGGACGCTACACAGCAGCGTAAGATTGCATCTGATGAGTATACTAAGCGTTACGAAGCACGTCAGAAGAAGGAGATAGAAGATAAGAAGATTGATCTCGAAAAGCAGCGTATGGATCACGAGATGAAGCTGCAGAAATAGAAGGATGATGCAGCATTAGAACGTGAGAAAGTAAAGGCCAGAGCAGCTATTCGTAATAAAGTAGCTGGTGAGAAATGACGTACGCTGAAGAACAAGAGCTTCTATAGCTTACTAGAGAGAATAACTATTTGTTAAAACTTATACTAAGATATGTTTAGCACGACGGAGGTGATGACTTTATCACTAACGTCGTTGCTAATCTTCTTAGCAATAGAATAGATCGTGTATGACTAAAGAACAAAAGAAAGCGCTAGCTCTTATAAAAAAATATGAAGGTTTTAGAAGTAAGGTATATCTTGATGGCAATGGAATAAGAACTATAGGATACGGCTTTACTGATCCTGCGCTTATACGAAAGGGTAAAATATCGCAAACTGAAGCTGATGCACGTCTATTAAAAGAGGTATAGACTAGATAGAATATTCTAAGAGATACTTTGGGACATGATCAGTGGGATGCTTTATCGAGCGATGCAAAAGCAGCCTTTACGTCTTACCACTTTAATTATCCAGGTGGGTTTAAAGATGACACACAATTTATGAAGCTGTGGAAAGCTGGAGATTATACTGGCGCAATAAACCAAGTTAATGCTGGTATGAATGATCCAAAAAATCCAGGATTGAGGCCTAGAAGATTAGAGGAACAACGTATGCTTTATGGTGATCCGTATCTCGGAGGAAAAATATCCGTACTTAGAACAGACGGCGGAAAGAAGATGATTATTCCACTCAGTGCATATGGAGAACAACCTAAATATGATTCAACGTGGAAACCAGAACAACCAACTAAGACTATATATCCATTAAACAATACTACACCAGAATCTATATCATCTTGGAGTGGAGCAGATGCTCCTAACGCTACACCTAGACTTAAAGATTTTTAGGAAGTAAGGCAAGAAGATCTGAATAGAGGTATAGATGTATATGGAGATCCAACATCCCCTTTTAGTTTGCGCTTACGTTTACCGTCTCTAACAAGTCTGATGTAGCTTAATAGTCCGTAGAGGTAGATGGAATAGTATTTTGCTGATGCTTTAGGTATATCTGATATATTGCCTTAGACTCCTAGTTTATTTCCTAGGTTGAAAGATGGCAAACTACCTAAATACTCCAATGGTACGCCAACAGACCCTCCTATAGGAATTGTAGATAAAATAACATAGGCTATAGATAATGCTACGTTAGAAGCATCCACTAAAATCATGGAAGGTGGTAGAAGTTATGCATCTGGTGCAGCTAACGCGACAGAAGGTGAAAATATATATTCTGGAACAGCACAAGATACATATCTGCTGGGAAGAGACCATCAACGTAAAGTATTTTTAGATAGAGGATACATTGAAGCTCCTGGAGACTACGGACTTGTTAGAAAGGCTGTAGGTAATAGAAATCTTCCAGTGTATCAAAGACATCCAGATGCTATTTCAAGAGATAATTTAATCGTACTTGGAAATTACAACTATGGATGGCTCGGAGAACCAGATTATGATATAGAACATGGAGGGGATTATCCTACAGCCATATATGTAGATCACAATGGAAATTTCTACTAGAAAGCGTGGGATTTAAATGACTATGGTCCAGATGCACAAGGGAATAGCGGTGTCAAATATAAACTGTTTGACAAATATATAGCTAGCGCTATAGATAAGATAGGTAGTCCTACAGTTACAACCACTGGATATTAGAGAATACCATACAATAACGATACTGCCCCGATAATAGATAAGATGATGGCAGCTAGAGGATTGTATCCTACCATAGATGGAGATAACGTGTATTGGGGAGCAAAAGATTTTGTATTGACTCCTGGCGATAAGGCTATGTGGTAGAAATATATGAGAAACATCTCAGAAGGTAACTCATATAAGGATGGTAAATCACCTATACATATAAAACCTGCTAATCGCGGTAAATTTACAGCCTTGAAGAAACGTACTGGTCATTCTGCATCATGGTTTAAAGCGCACGGTACACCAGCATAGAAAAAGATGGCTATATTTGCACTTAACGCTAAAAAATGGAGGCACTGATATGATAATACTACCTAGATACAGAGATGGAAAAGAAGAGGAAATAAAATAGCGAAACGCATTGTACGCTGGAGCAAAAGTTGGTGCCGCCATAAACGGTCAATAGTATAATACTGCAGATAAAACTCCCAAATACTCTTTTGGTGATATTGTTCGTTTATTCTAGTATAACCCAATTCCTTTTTTAGTGAAAACAGCGAGAAAGGCTACTAATAAGGCGTTATATAAATTGTATGAGGGTAGTGGAGGCGAACCTAACTTGAGAGCATTAGCTGGTGGATCTAAATATACAGGATCGTATATACACGAACCTATAAAAAGTGTAAATCCTCAAAAAGGACAGCCGAGTAGAGGGGATTAGACAAATGGTTCCCCGTCTTCATCTAGATTTGGTGGTACAAATGCTGATTTGGATAGAGATTTAGTAGCATTATCTTTTAACAGACCTACTAAAAATATAAAAAAATTAAGAGACGATACCTATAGAGTTGGAGATATATAGTTTACTGGACCTTTTTACGAAGGTAACATATTTCCAAAGCCAAGAACATAGGGTCCATATCTTGTTCCTATTTCTGAAAAATCGGCTATAGATAGTCTTGTAAATTTAGATAGATCTTTTAAGATAAACACAAATCACATGCAAATAGATCCTAGTAGATATTCAACTTAGAGTCTAGATAATATTAGAAATGGCAGATTGAAACCGATAAAAAACAAAAATGGAGAATATTATCTTAAGGCAACAAAGTTATGGGATATGTCAAGTCCAGTAATTGGGACCATAGGAAGTTATGCAGACGCTCTCACCAATTTTGCAGGAGGTTAGAAATTTGTGTTAGAACAGCAAATGCCTATATAGTTTGTAGACTCCACATATACTAGAGACTGGGATATGATAAACAGCGCAATAAAGTATTCTGAATTACAAAATAGATATTCGGAATAAATACAAATAACAGAATAAACTGTAACAAATTATTTACATATAATATTATATGAAGAAAAAGAATACTATTCCGAGTGGGTTTGATGACATCCTTGGCAATATTTATTCTAACGCCGAAGAAGGTGGTGGAGTAACTAATATTGACGAGATGATGGAGCCAAATGTACCACTCGTAGAGGAAGAAGAGAAAATAGAGCCGCCAGTGAACGCAACTCCTGAGGACGGCAATAACAGCGGATCTGACGATCCAAACGCTCATGAGGATGACACAGAAATCCCTGAGCATATTGATAATCCAGAACCACCAAAGCAGGAACCTCCTGTAGAGGAACCTCCAGTAGAAGAGGAGCCTACAGACGCCGATCTCATTGAGGCCCAATAGGTTGGTCTCTTGTTTGATGCAATTGGTAACTCACTTGGTTGGAATATGGACGAGATTGATGAGAAAGATAGACCTCTTACTGTAGAAGATCTTACTCAGTACTTTACCGATGTAGTTAATCAGAACTCAGTTCCTGAGTACGCGGATGAGCGTATACAGGCGCTTGACGAGTACGTAAAGAACGGCGGTAAGTTTGAGGACTTCTACGCTAAGCAGCAAGAAGCTATTACTCTCGATAATATCGATCTCGAAGACGAGAATAATCAAAAGGCAGTAGTACGCGAATTCATGCATCGTGCAGGCTATTCTGACGAACAAATTAATAAGAAGATAACTAGGTATGAGGATAGTGATGTACTGTATGATGAAGCGGAGGATGCGCTTGGTAGATTGAAGGAGATTAGACAGCAAGAGGCTGAACAGGCTGCTAGACAGCAAGAAGAGTATGCACGTCAGTAGCAGGAACAGTCTCAGCAGTTCTTCCAGACTGTTAGTAAGGATATAAATGAGCTTACTAACATTAGAGGAATTAATGTCCCCAAAGAAGATCGTAAAGCATTGTTTGATTACATTTTCAAAGTAGATCAGACTGGACAGTCACAATATACAAAAGACTTCAATAAGAATCTTTCAAAGAATCTGATCGAATCGGCTTACTTTACGATGAAGGGGGACAGTCTCGTTTCAACTGCTAAGAGAGATGGTGAGTCATCCGCTGCTGATAAACTTAGGAATATGTTAAGGCATAGTGCAAAGAATCACAGCACATATAACGCCGATGACAAACAGAAATCAGTAACAGACCTGGTCAACGGGATGTTCTGATACGAAATAAAGATTTAAACATATATGAATAATACTTTACTTAACAATCTCCAGTTGTATCGCGGACGTCGTTTCAGCGACCTGGTAGATGAGAACATGATTTCTAACGCCCTGCTGACTAAGCCTCACGAGGTTGCTGGTCTGCTTTCACTGGTATTTGGTACTAAAGACGATGGCGTTTCTACTACTATTGACCTGCTCACTGGTGGTCTGGGTAAGACCATGATCATTGAGAACCGTGAGTTCGAGTGGGCCGTTCAGATTGACAGTGATCACGCTGTTAATATTCGTTGGGCTAAGTGGAATGGTACAGAGGTTAACTCTACATCCATCGCTAACGGTATTACTCCGGGTCTGAGCAACACACCTATTTATATCGCCCTTGAGGAGCGTTGGTTTGGTCCTGGTGCTGTACTCAGCTTCGACGATTTCCATTTCCAGGTTCGTACCACTGGTCTTCCTTACCAGGATGGTAGCGCTTGGGTTTACGAGTGCTATGTAATTGATGGTTCACAGGCTTCTTATATTCCTGGTGAGCTGCTGATGCCTGGCCGTCAGGTTAGCCGTATCGGTTCTGCTTATGAGGAGTACAGCGATGAGGCTGATATCATCAACTATCAGACTCCGTTTAAGATGCGTAACCACCTCCAGAACCTTCGTTTGACTTACGATATCACGGGTGATGCTTACAGCACTGTACTGGCTATCGCACTGAAGGATCCCGAGACTGGTAAGAGCTCTTATCTGTGGTCTGACTATCAGTACTGGAAGGCTCTTCGTGAGTGGAAGAAGAGAGAGGAGACCGCTCTGTTGTTCTCTAAGAGCAACCGTCTGAGCGATGGTACTTATATCAACAAGGGTACCAACGGTCGTCCTGTTCCTACGATGTCTGGTCTGATTGAGCAGATTTCTCCTGCTAACATCCGTTACTATACGAAGTTGACGGCTGAGTTGTTCGAGGATTACCTGTTCGATCTTTGCTACAACATCCTGGGTACCAACGAGCGCAAGTTTGTTGCTCTGACTGGTGAGATGGGTATTCGTGAGTTCGACCGTATCCTGAAGGAGAAGGTTGCTTCGTTCCACCTCTGTGATAACGTATTTGTAACTGGTAGTGGTCAGAACCTGACTCTCGGTGGTCAGTTCACTACTTATAAGATGACTAACGGCATTGAGCTGTCTATGAAGCGTTGTCCTATGTTTGATAACATGGAGCTCTTCCGTCAGCTGCACCCGCTGACCGGTAAACCACTGATGTCTTATACTTTCCTGTTCGTTGATATTTCTAACAGCGACGGTCAGTCTAACATCGTTAAGGTTTGTCGTAAGGGTCGTGAGTTCGTTCAGTGGTATACTGGCGGTTCTGTAGCACCTAATGGCTACGCCAACAGCATTAACACTCTGCGTTCTAACAGCCGCGATGGTTACCAGGTACACTTCCTTGGTGAGGTTGGTATTATGGTTCGTAACCCGCTGTCTTGTGGTATTCTGTACTGCGATGCAGAGGATACAGAGTTGTCTAACGACGGTGGTTTCAACACAGTCGGTGCGTAATATTAAATGACACATAAGCATTCTACGGGGGCTTCGGCCCCCTGTTAGATGCTCAACATACTAATGTAAATTATGGTAGTTGAATTAAAAATTAAGAAGAAGAATCCCTGGATTGGGTTGGTTAAGTATCGTCATTGTTTCGATTATATCGCTCCTTACTTCACACGTTCCGGGTCGATTTATACGGGTCTCACCCCAGAAGATGAGAAATATTTTGAGAAAGCTTTAGGTTATGAGGAAGGCCATCTGGCAAAGACGTCAGAGTTCTGGACTACATTCTGTGTAAAAGTAGGCACGCGTAGTCTGTTACTTGATGATTCTATTCCTCGTCAGGCTATGATTATTAAGTTCCTTAGCGGACATAAGCGTGTTGCCACATCACTCGATAAACTGGATGCTGGTAAAGATTATTTATTGATTAACCGTGAGGCTGAGGCTATCGAGCAGAACAAGCAGAACAAACTCCGCAGAGATGCTATCAAGGAGTTCGACAAGCTGTCACTCGACCAGATGCGTCAGTGCCTTAGACTGTTTGGTATGTCTTCAGATCGTATGTCAAATGAACTTGTAGAATCTACATTGTTCAATATGGTTGATAAACAGCCTAAGAAGTTCTTTGATAAGTGGGTTAACAATAAGGCAAAGGATACAGAGTTCTTGCTCGAATAGGCTATCGCTAAGGGTGTAATTCGTAAAGATAAGACACACTATTTCTACGGAAGTGATATGTTTGCTGACACTCTCGAGGATGCTATTGCATACCTGGATAGTAAGAAGAATCAGGACCTTAAGCTTGCTATTATTAACGAAACAAATAATAAGTGATCTAACGATCAACAACATGAGATATGACGCATAAAGACATATATACTAAATTCATGATAGAGTATGACAAGGCTAATGTTACTTCGTCATATCCATCGTTAACAGAATATGAGGTCGCGACACTTCTTGATAAAGCATACTTAGCACTGATCGCATAGAAGTTCACAGGGAACAATCCTCGTAGAGCGCCATTCGAAGCAGACACAAAAGCTGTTGCAGATCTTGCCCCACTTATTGTACATAAGGATATTAAACTGTTTAGAGATGGCCATGAGCCAGCAGTAAATATTGCGCAATATAAATTACCGTCAGACTACTTGTACTACGTATCTTCTGCGTTAAATCAACATACAAATAATCCAATGGATCAGGATAGAGATAGACTTGTTCCAGCTAAGCTTGTTTCACATAGCATGGCTGAGAAGTTCTTTAATACTCCTTACAACATGCCATGGGTTAAGATTCCAGTATGTTATTCAGAAGGCAACTCGATGTTCGTTGTATACGATCCAGTAAACACTCCTAAGACTAATCCTGGTGATCCAGTACATCTTTCTTATATTAAGAAACCAAAGAGTTTTGTAGAGTGTGTACTTAAAGTTGCTAATCAACAAGAAGAAACACAACCAGAAGTTACTCCAGTTGGAGATGATGTATTTATATTGGATATATCACAATTAGACATAAAAGATAGAATACAATGAACAAACCAATTAAATTATAGACATAGGGTTTGACGTTTGAAAGAGGTGCAGTATTGTATGCTTCACAACTCACAAATCTGCGAGACAAGATTGATGAAGTAATTGATTTTCTTCCTGCATCGTTTGCACAAACACAACCTACTACATCTGGGGAAAATTAGGAAACTCCATCAACTCTGAAAGAAGAAGATGTTCAGAGGATGGTAAACGATGCAAAGCAGGAACTGCAAAATAAAATCAATACCATAAACGCTTGGATAGCACAACAGCCTGAAGGCAATACGTAGGTAAGAACGGACGAAGAAATGGTCGATCTGTTTAAAGGGCCGTTTAAATCGTTATTGTTCCAATATGGACTTACAGATGCAGACGGGCATCCGTATTTTGATTTATTCTTCGAATAGATTGGAGTAACTCCAGCAATAATATCTGGTTGGATTGATAAATCCAATTAGAGCAATATAGGTATAAGCGCAGATCATGTTATAATTGGAGGAGATACAACTCTCACTGGTAAGTTGACTGCAATGGATGCAGAGTTATAGAACCTTACTGTAAACAATGAGGCTAGTATAAAAAAGGTTGTTAGCGAAATGGTTGAAACCCAAAAGATCAAAATAACAGGAGATCTTAATTATAGTAGACTTGTTGGCAATGCAACTACTATATCTACAGATAACGAAGTTATACCGAACAATGTAAGTTACGTACAGTGTAGAGCAAACTTAATAAGATTGCCTAAAGGTGAAGACGTCGTTAAAGGATAGACTATATATGTAGAAGGAAGTAATTGCAATATACTTCCTAGCAATGGTACAGCGTTGTTGCCAGGTTTGATATATGCTGGAACACACGAGGTCGGCGTAGGTGAAGGTTCTGACACAGATACTTATTATGATTATGTGTGGGGTCTTGTAGAATATGGTACAACATTAAAGAGATATAATACGAAATATTTCAGTTTGATACCAGTATACAAAAACATGTAGTGCGCCGTTTTACATTGTTATGTATATACAGGATCATATTGGGTTGAAACTACACCCTAGAATACTGTAGGACTTAGTCTTTCATCTTGGAAGAATGCAATAGACTTGAGTAACTTATGATTACATTTTCAGATACTGAGCAGTTTGAGTTGTCTGACCAAATGGCAGAAGAACTTATAAATTTAGCTATTATATTTGCTCTAGAAAATGTAGAATCTACAAGACTTAATACTAAAATCAATACGAAAGGACTTGAAGCATGACGTTAGAACAAACAAGACAACTTGGAATAGAATTTGAACGTCGTGTTCAAACCATGATACCAGAAGAGGAGTTTATTACTAAGCTTGATACAGAAACCATCTATTCGTATTTGAATCAATATTAGGATAAACTTATACATGATCTGTATAGAACGGTAGATTAGATACCCACTTCTAATGGAGAGACGTATATAGAAACTTTATTGTAGACTATGATGTCTTCTATAGACATTAGGTATACTAATAAAGATGAATACAAACTTCCTAACAACTTTGGATTATATATAGACAGTTATTCTACTGTATATACTACATACGAATATAAAGGAAGTGGTGAAAATGGTACAGTTCCAAATCAATTGATCGCCGTAAAAGATGTCAATAAGGTGATGAATAGACCTTAGGATAGTATGAGGATCCTTAGATCTCCTATAGTATGGCTTACTGAAGATAGATATTTAGGTATACTTACAGATAAATACACATCTCTTGAGAGTATACATATAAATTATTATAGGGTTCCTAATTATATGGATCTTATGACATCTACTCCGTGTGAATTACCTATGGAGATGTTTGAACCTTTAGTATCTGGTGCTGTAGATTTATATGTTCAATATGTTGCTGGTGCAGAAGCACGTAAGCGACAGATGAATGAGCAATAGAGACAATAGCAAAAACAAAAAAATGAAGACGAATGAGAGCAGTAGATATCTTAGCATCATTTGAGTTAGAGATAAATAAACTAGACGATGCTGTAAACAAACCTCTTACGGACGATTCATTATACTGGATAAACCAAGCTGTAATGAAGTTTGTTAAAGAGAGATTTAACGGTAACGCTCCCAAGAGAACGTCTTATGAGTAGAATGAAAAGCGTACAAGAGACTTGATTAATCTCTTAAAAGAACAGAAGATAGAACCTGTATTCTTTGGAGATCAACATCCGTCTTACAATGAATTTGAATACTTGTATCCTGCAGATATGATGTTTGTACTTAATGAGGATGTTGTTATATCAGATAACA